GGGGGGGTTGTTCCAGCTGCAACCAGAAAAGAAAGCGCGCTCCTCATCGCTATTGCGGAACCAACAGGTATGACCTGCGCACAGATCGGAGCCGGAATAAGGCATCATACCCAACGCCTGAAGCAGCAGTTTTGCATTTGCGCCAATGTCCGCACTGCAAGTGATAGAGCCAAACGTGCAGCTAGGCCAATCACCATCCGCATTTTTGTGGGTGATGGTCTTGGCCCACTGAAGTTTGCCGCCAACGATGTCAATCTTGACGGAGTTGGCGGTGGTGCCTTTTCCGTCCGGGGTGATAAAGCTACCATCCACGCAGCTGATAGCTTTCCACTCGGTCGAGGTCGGAGACTGGCTGTGTGCGCTGTCCGCGCCGTTATTGTTGACAAGGAACTGGATTTCGCCATACACAGAACGAACTGCGCCCATCCACTCCCATACGTTTCCAGTCAGACCAGAAATACCGCTGGGGCTGTTGTCATGATACCATGTCAGCGGGCCAGTACCAGTTGCAACACGACCAATCTTATCGCCACTCATATAGGTCGGGATAGCCTTATAGAACGATTCGCTGTCGTGACGACCATAGTTGTTGTTGCCTTTCGGAACGAAGCCGGCAGCCTCACACATGCGCTGAATCAAGCCCCACTCCATGCGGGTCATCAGGTGCCAGCCCTCGCCCTTAGCCTCGCAATACTGGCGTGCGTGGTCCATATCCAGCGATGCCGCAGGGTCAACGCCGCCAAGAGAGTATGCACGGCCATCCTGCACGATGTTCTGGTACTTGGAGATGTAGATTGCATCCACTTCCTGCCCGTTGACGATGAACGCCGGATGCACGGCGGCGGATTCGCCCATGCCCAGCTGCTTGTAGGTCATCTTCGGGATCTTCACCATAATGGACGGCATACCGGCGTTGTCATAAATCAGCTCATTGCCGGGTGCAAGGCCGGTGACAGCCAGATTGGTCAGGTCAAAATTTGCAGCCATAGTAGTTACCTCCTATCAGTCGATGGCCCACAGGGTCAGGGTCACATTGTCCATGGAGAACGGAATCGGCTCCGCCGGGGTGCTGTTGCCCATGCGGGTGCCGCCCTCGGCGTTCTCCTCGCCGTCTGCGGCCACTTCCTCAATGGGCTCCGGCTGGGTGTACCGGCGGGCGGGGATATCGATTTCTGCCACATAACTGCGGCCGGCAGCTGCGCCGATGACCAGCTCGCCATAGCTGTCGTAGCACACATCGATGTGAACGTCACGGTCGTCCTCGCGCTTGGCGAGGTTGATGGTCAGGTCATCATCAAAGCAGATTTTGTTCTTGACGACCTCGTAGGGAATCTTGGTGCCGGAATTTTTTTCGATAACGGTCATTTCAGAGTACCTCCGATTGCGATGTATTTGATGGTGGCAGACTTTGCGGAGCCGTTGTAGGCCAGCTTGAAGCCGTTGACCAGCTTCTCGCTGACCTCAATACCCCCGACAGGGCCATCGGATTTGACCAGTTCGGTCATAACCAGATAGCTGGTGCTGCCCATGTTCTTGCCCAGCGACACGCTCTTTTTGGAGTTGTTACAGGGATAGGTGCGGGCGTTGGTCAGGTCAACGCTGCCGGACACGATCTGCCACGAGTTATCGACAGTGGCCACAGTTTCGTTCAGCTGCCAGCCCTGCTGCCGAACGGTATTGAACATCATGCCGAGAGCGGCGTAAATATCCCATACGCCGTTTTCGATGTTGTTGAAGTGCTCCTGATCCTGCGGGGTGCCCTGCTGCATCACCTTGCCAGCAGGGGTAATGGTCCACGTTCCGTCTTTATTGTCAGTGATGATGTACAGACCGGGCTTGTCCGTAACATGGTCACGCCAATCAGTTTTATGATACACGGTCACTCCTCCTTCTTTTTCTCGGTGAACGTGAAGTCAAACCAGTACAGGATACCAGTCTGACCTGTCGAGATTTTGATGTTTACGTCCTCGTGCGCCCAGACCTGATTGTCCGAGTTGAGCAGTTCCACACGGTTCACCGTAATCTCGCCCAGCCCGGTGATGGACACTCTGGCGCGGACAGTACCATCAGCCAGAATGTCGATGCCGGAAAGCGGAACGGTGTAGTAGGTCGAGCCGACACGGAAACGCGCACAGGCAATGCGCCGTTTGAGATAGCCCCGCAGGTCTGCGAAGCCAGCCGAATCAATCATGCTGCTACCTCCTTAAAAATTTATTCCCGGTGCGCTGCCGCACACCTTTGCGATGTAGGAAACGCCGAGGCCGGATTCCTCGGCAACAAGCCCTCCGCCTGATGTACCGCCGGATGTGGCGGTTGCCGGATGCAGACCGGCTGTCAGGTCGCCGGATGCCGGGGCCGCGTATGTGCTGCTGCCGTCTGCGGTCTGCACAACAACATACCCCGCATCATCGAAGCCCTGCGTAGCCGTCTCCGGGTAGGTTCCAGCCAGTTTCTCCGGTGCATAGGCTCCACCATTGTCCACCGTCAAAACCTCGATTTCCGAGGCGGCAGTGCGGCCCTGTGTGGCTGTGGCCGGGAACGTGCCAGCGTCAAGCTGCCCGGTGCGGGGGTGAGCGTAGCTGCCGCCGAACTCGTCCGTAACGATGATGATATTCCCAGCGGAGATGCCGCCCTGTGTGGCCGTTTTGGGGAAAGTGCCGCAGCGGCGCACCGCATACACGATATAGCCGCTGCTGGTCACGATCTCGATGCCGAACGTGCTCTGGTAGTACACGCCATCGTTGTGCGACCGCAGGCTCTTGTAGTAGCCGATGGCCCACAACACACGTTCGGTGCTGACATAGGACGCATCGGAGCCGCTCATGTCCAGCATGACCCGGAAGTGGTACGGCTCGCCGCCATACTGCCACCATTCCTCCAGCCGGGAGCCGGGATAGATAGCCCGGATGCCCCGCAGCACAGCCCCGGCGGTTCCCCGGTGACGATGGATGTAGGGCGCGGACTTGATGGTGCGCCGCTTTGCAGCGAGGTCGTAGTCGTGGTCGTACCAGTCTACGGCGAAGTCCTTTGCCAAAATGTCCAGCAGGTCTTCCGGCAGCTGGTCGATGCGGGTGTAGATTTGGCCGAGGTTGATTTCGTCCAACCGCTGCTCCAGCACGTTGGCAATGGAGTGCGCCAGAGCAACCATTTTCGGGTCTTTCTGGAGCGCAAGCGGGAAGGAATCCATCATCCGCTCGGCGGTCAGGCCGTTATTCATCCTCGTACCCTCCGCTCTTCACCGTGACCGTGCCCACCTTTGCTACCTGCGGCACCTTGTCGGAGGTCAGGTCAACGGACGGTTTGCCATCTTCCAGCGGGGTAAAAACGGGCTGTTGCAAGTCCACGCGCTTGATGCCAACTTCCAGCAGCAGATACCGCAGCTTGTCCGGGTTGATATCCCGGCCCATCTTGCCAGACTGCCAGCTGATGTACTGCTGCACAGCCTCGTTTACGCGGGCTTGTGCATCCGCGGCAGAGATGTCTCCGTCACGGGTCAGGTAATAGGTCAGGTCGATGTTGTAGTTCACCACATCAGGATCACCAGAAATGACGTGGTCCGTCAGAGGCCGTACCTCATCGGCAGAGCAAACCTCCACCATCGCTTTCTTGGTTTCGTCCGGGGCAATGTTGCCATCATCCATGACGGCGTACAGGCAGACAGTGCCGGGGCTTGGGCTGTTCGCCACCACATCGGCGATTTTGGTAGACACGCTCTTTGCGAAATACTTGTAGCTGCCAACAGGCCCTGCGCTGGACCACGCTGCCTGACTATCAAGCAGAAGCTGGTAGAACTCGTCATCGTCCGGGGCATCGCTGCCGTTTGCGCTGGCCGTGACGTTGGAGCAGCCAGAATAGTAGTCGTACACATCAACAATGGTATTGATGTCGCCGACTGCAAAGTCGTTTCCGACAGTGCCGGAGGTCTGGCATACCACCGTAACGTCCGTATAGGTCGAACCGATAGGCACATATTCATCCGCCGTGGTTGCCCAATACAGTGAGGCGTTTGCGTCCGTGACGCGAGTGCCGGCAGGAATGAGGATTGCACTCTGCCGCGCCTCGCTGATGTTGAAGCGCATGGTGCAGGTTGCCGCAGTGGGCTTTGGACGCTGCTGCAAGTAGAACAGCTCCGCCAGCGCATCCAGATTCTCGCCCTCTGCCCGGCTGGGCAGATTCTGGTTGTCAGCGTGGTTGTTGAGGGCACGCTCGTAGATTATCGCGTCCTCAATCCACGAGATGAACAGCCGTTCCGGGCTGCCGGGGCGCACGGATGTGCCAAAAAGCTGCTCATACCCCGCACAGAGCAGCGCATCCAGTTCGTCAACGTCGGTGCTGATGAACTGGTGGTCTGCGGTACTACGCATTGATGCTCACCTCCACAACGGGAAGCATCGTTCCGGGGTTGTCCTTGGAGGATTTGAACGTAGTCCCCATATAGGTGGCTCTCGGTTCAAACCGTTCGATGGCTTCCTTGATGGCGGCGCAGAGCATAGGCTGCGCCACGTTTTCCGGGCGGTCAAGACTATCCGAGATGTCGATGCCAAACTCCCGGTAGCCAGGCACGGTGCCTTTCGGCGTGGATAGGATGACGGCGATGTTCTGCAGAACGCTGGCCACGGTATCCTGCTCGCCGAGGGAAATGGCGGTCAGGTCATTTGTCGACACCAGATAATTGCTCATAAAATCGCCTTACTCTCTCGGATATTCCAGTAAAGTGACGCTCGCAGTAATCCATGTCGGAACGCCGAAAGCGTCTGTGTACTTGGTCTTGAATTTCACGGATTTGATGACCCACCGATAGCTACCGAAGACTTCGTTGCCGAGGACAAACGGCAGCGTCGTGTGATTATCGACATACCCCTTCAGGATCTCGCGCTGCTTGCTTGGAGCCACGCCAAGGTACGCCGAAAGTTCAATGTCGAACGTGATGGTGTCAGCATCCGTACCCGTAAACTCGGCCAGAGCCTTGCCTCCGGCACGCTGGTGGGTGGTGTATCTGGCAGACACGCTCTGCACCATGTCCTTGATGGTTTTGACGTAGCCGTCGAACACAGCAAAGGTAATGCCTCCAAGGCATCCAACAATCACGGATAAATCCCTCCCAGCACAAAGCCGTCAGCGTTGAAGCACGGCAGGTACAGACAGATCACGATGTCATCAATGGCGGGCACCCACCACACCACATGGGATTTGTGCTGGTGGTTGGTCGAGTTGTCCGCTCCTGTGACCTTTTCCTCTTCGTCCCAAATCTGGCGGGTGCCGTTCTGGGTGTTAAGGATTTTCAGTGGATACGGAGCCGGGTGCGTAAACTTGTGATCATGTAGCCCCGCCTCCTCGGTGTATACGATAGCCTTGTAGTGCTGCATCACAGGCAGCCAGCCAGATGTAATCCCGGTGTCCTCGAACTTCACGCGCACAAGGCGTTTTTTCTTGTTCACATCGGTGACTTTCCCGATGCGAACATCGACGTTCACGTTCATCAGTAACCTCCCAGCGTATGACGGCCAGTGACTTGCGTCGTGTACCCGCCGGAGCCGGACACCGTGTGCTTAGACTGCTTCACGATGTACTTGCCATCCCACGGTCCGAACTGGTCAGCGTTGAACGTCAGTCCAGCAACTTTTCCGGGGTCGCCCGGATAGGTAAAACTTATCTGACGCTCATACTTGTTGTAGAGCCGGAGTTTCTTTGCGGCCAGTTCTTTCGCCTCTGCCTTGCTCGTGACCGGGGCGTAGACTTCCAGTTGCTGATTGGTCTTGCTCTTTGCATCGTAGTCCTTAACGTAGGCAATGCCCTCGATAGACTTGCCATCAGGCCCAACGTAAGATACCCGGCAGGACGCATACTGTGTTCCAGCCTGACCGAGTGAATGACTATACTTGATATAGCTTTTGTCGCCCAGCGTGGTAGTCCACACAGCGTCCTTGCCCTCGTACTCCTGCTGGTCAAAGATGACGATTTTGCCATCAGTGCATTTCAGCGACAGCCCTGCATCGTGGCAAAGCTGCTGCAAAAAGTCGATGTCGGAGCAGCGGTACTGCTCCACACGCTTGTACTCAGGGTCTTTCTTTGCAAGAAACTGGGTCGTCATGCCGTTCTTGGATGCCATTTCATTGGCAATGCCGGACAGCTTGTACTTTTCCCAGCCCTTGCTCTGCTTGGTCTGCCGGATCTGGCTCGTGTAGGGCAGCCCAATGGCCTTGATGGTGATAATGCCGGGCGGTCCAGACGCAACCACGCTGTCCAGTTCAAAGGTTCCGCAGTCCAGTGCCTCGTCCTTTCCGTCAGAGTGCCAGTTGCAGGCGGTGATGGTAGCCCGGATTTTCAAGCTTTCTTCTCCGCTGCCGGAGGAGGAACCAGAAGAGCCGCCGCCAGACTTGCCGGAGATCTCGCTGGCATCCACCCAGCCGTAGACGCGAGATGTGCCATCGGTGTGGATGACGTGGTACGGATGAAGCGCGCCCTGCTTGATGATGGTGATCTTGGCAGGCCCAGCCTTTGGGTTGCCATTTGCCTTTTTATCAGTAGATGCCTTATAGTGCGGACCGCCAAGGAACTGCACCGCGTCACCGACCTTGTAGCCATCGGAAGATGCAGCCGATACATCGCCGTCTATCATCTTCTGGAGCCAGTCGGTCATCCAGACACCCTCACGGTCTTGAAGTTTAATTTGCAGGTCATCGCTGGCATCTTCCTCGTTGTCCGTAAAGGACAGGGAGAGCAGGTAAGGAGCGATGCTGCTGGTAATATCCACACCGTCAAACTCCACCGTACACTCGGCATGGCGGGCAGTATTTTCATCGCTCATGTGACCACCTTCTTCCACGGCGGCAGGGTCGAACTGGTCTTGGTTTCGATTTCCGGGAGCGTCAAAACGATTCCGGCAGGAAACTCAAAATAGTTCAGATACTGCGAGTTCGCAGCCATCAGGCGGGGCGCAAGGGCGCAGCTGCCAAGCTGCGTGTATGCCACGCTGTCCCAGCGGTCGCCCTGCACGGTGGTGTAGGTTTTGCTCATGCGTAACCCCTCCTGAAATTATCAGTGTCGTTGTCGCTCACGATTTCCAGCACAGCTTCCCGGAGGTCGTCATTCTGGGCGTTCAGGACGCTTCGCAGTTCATCCGTATCTCGCATACCGTAGATGTGGTAAACAGGCGCAACGGTGATGGGAGCTGCGCTGCTGGCGTTGGAGCCACCAGATGCAGAGCCGCCGGGCAGCTGCACTTCCGCAACGGAGCGGGTTTCGCCGCCGTTGAAGTAGACCGAATTGCCGCCAGTGACAGTTTCTACATATCGGTTGTACTCCTCACGCAGAGTCTGGGCTTCCTGCTCCTCACGGATGGCATCCCGGACAGCGGACAGGTCAATCGCATTTGTGCTGGTGATCTGTTCCAGCTGCCGCGCCTCGTTGAACGCTGCGCGGGTCTCCGGCGCGGTCAGCACGGTTTCGCCGCCGTTGAAGTAGACCAGCTCCGGGCCGTTCTCGCCAACGATGGCAAAGCCCGGCGCAGCGGATTCCGTGCCGACTGCATAGCCGGGGATGTTTCCGTTCTTCTGGTCGATGTTGTAACGCTTATTCGCCCCGGCCAGCGCATCAGAGGCAGCGTTCGCCACCTTTTCGTATGCCTCCTTGACACGAGGCATCATGCCCTCTGCGCCGTCGATAAAGCCCTGAACGGTGGACTGTGCGCTCTTCATGGCCTCGTCGTTCAAGTCCATGTCGGCCACACTGTCCGCCACATTCTGCGCAATCTCGTCCATGGCATTGCTCATGCCGGTTTCGAGGTCGGCCATGCTCTCGCTGGTGGTTTTCTGCGCCTCCTGCAAGGAACGGTAGTTCTCGACCATCTTTGCGAGGTCGGAATCCGACGCAGCTGCCATGCCAGCAATGGCGTTTACAGAATCCTTGCTGCCATCGGCGAAGCTGGCGATAACATCGCTCAAACCGTCAATATCGGCAGCGCGTTCGGTTAGGCTTTCGAGGTTCTGGTTGTAGTTGTCCCAGTAGGTGATCTGACTTTCCAGCGCGGAGTTGATGCTGGATGCAGAGGTGGCTACGACCTTCTCAGCGGTATCCCACAGGTCGTACTGCTTGCTGATGCTGTCATAGGCCGCATTGTAAGCGTCCGTGTATGCCGAAACGAGTTCCTGAATCTCCGCCTCGGCGCCGTTGATAACATCGGTGACGGCCTGCTCCTGTGCAGCCACATCGTTTGCGCTGTTGGCGGCATCCTGCTGCGCTGCGTTCAGGGAATCGACTGCATCCTTGGCTTCCTGATACTCGGACTCAGCTGCATCGATGGCTTCCTGATCCTGCTCTACGGCCTCGGTGTAGTTTTCGACTTCACGCCGGGCAGTGACGAGGTCTTCCGAGTAGCCCATGTACTCGGTGCGCAGCTGCTGCACATCCTCGCTCATGGTGCGCCACGGAAGATCCTGAACAGTACCATAGGTCTGCTTAAACTGCTCGTCCGTCATGCCGAGGGTGGCAAGCAGCTTATCATAAGCAGTAGACATCCCAGCATTGGATTTTTCGACCTTGGCCTGTGCGGTAGCAAGTTTGGTCTCGTTTTCCGCGCTTTCGACCAGCACATTGTTGTACTGCTCATATAAGCCGTTCAGGTATTCCTGTCGGGCTTGCGCCTTTGCATCGGCCACATAAGCGTCTGTATGCTGGCGCAGGGCTTCAGTGCCGCCCTTGATGGAATCCGTTTCAAGGTCAATGTCATCGGCCAGACTGGGCACCAGCGCAGACAGGCGGGCAAGGGTATCGTGATACTCGGTGTTCCCGGCGGTGTTGCCACCAGTAGCCGCCTCGATGGCCTCCAGCTTGCCGATGTACTGGTCGGCAACGCTGGCAGTTGCCTCCATGCTGGACAAGGTGGTGTCGTAATCTGTGCCGGCCTCTTTCATGGCACTGCCCATGTTCTGAGCCGCGGTGGTCAGTTCCTGCACAGAGGGAACTGTATCGTTAGCAGCAGAGGAAAGCAAAGCCACGACTGCCGCCACACCGCCGGCAGCCAGCGCGGCGGTGCCCAACACAGGGACAACGGTAGTCAGAGTGGGTGCAAGTACCTTGCTGAGTTTAAGGGCAGCATTTACGGCGGTGATGGCTCCGGCCAGACCGCCCAAGGTGACTGTCCCGGCGGCAATGCCCTTGACCACGCCGGGGTTTTCCTCGACAAAGCCCTGCATCCAGCCCAGAACCTGCGCGCCAACATCGTACAGGCCGGACATGGTGGGAGTCAAATCCTCGCCGATGGCGATTTTCAGGCCGTCAGCGGCAGACTGCATCAGAACCAGCCTACCGTTCATGTTGTCGAGCATGGTGCCCGCCATCTTGTCGGCAGACCCGGCGCAGCTGTTCAGGGCTGCGGTGTAGTCTGAGAACGACTGCCCGCCCTCGGCTGCGGACTCGCTGCATCCGGCCATGATGGTTTGCAGCTTGGAATACTGTGTCGTGCCAGCGATGGTCTTGGCAAGGTTTGCCTGCTCTTGGTCGGTCAGGTCGCCCCAGACCCCGGCAATCCCGGTAAGGATGCTGGACAGGGACTGCATATTGCCCTGTGCATCGTAGATGTTCACGCCATAGTTCGCCAGCTCGTCACCGCACTTTTTCGTGTTGGTGGCAAGGCGGGTGAAGATGGCGTTCAGGGCTGTGCCGGCCTCGCCGCCCTTGACACCAGCGTTGGCCATGGTAGCCAGCACTGCGGTGGTTTCCTCGACAGAGTAGCCGAGGGAGGTGGCGGTGGATGCACACGCCTTGTATGCCTCGCCCAACTGGATCACATCCGTGTTGGAGTGAGCCATAGCGTAGGCCATCACATCAACTAAGTGTGTGGTGTCCGAGGCTTTCAGGCCGAAAGCGGTCAGGTAGTCGGTAACAATATCAGACGCCTGTGCCAAGTCCATATTGGCGGCAGCGGCCAGATTCAGCACCGGGCTGATGCCCTCCAGCATGGACTGGGTGTTCCAGCCTGCCAGAGCCATGTAAGACAAAGCGTCCGCAGATTCACCGGCGGTGAACTTTGTGCTTGCGCCCATCTCCTTGGCTTTGTCGGACAGGGCTTCCAGTTCATCGCCGGATGCGCCGGACAGGGCTTCGACGTTGCTCATGGATGCCTCAAAATCACCTGCGGTGTTGATGCAGTCCATGTATGCGTCTTTGATTTCGCCGAGGGCTTTTGCGATGCCAGCCGTGGCAAGCACAGATTCAACGGCATCGAGGGCTTCGACAGATTTCTCGCCGAAGCCCTTTGCGCCCTCTCCGGCCTCGTCCATGGTCTTTTTGAGGTCAACCTGCTGGTCTTTCAGCTTATCGACCTCGGTTTCCAGCCGAGTGGTTTCTGCTGTCAGCTGTGTAGTGTCCACACCAGCTTCCCGCAGGGTGGTCCCGGTGGCAGCCAGACGCTGCTCATAGGTGTGCAGGGAGGTCGTGGTCTTGTCGATCTGCGCCTGCTTGGAAATCAGCTTGTTTTCCAGCGCAGAGGAATAGCCCTCGGTCTCCTGAATCTCTTTCTGGATGTTATCGTACTGCTGCTGCAAGACGGCCAGCCGCTGCTTGGTGGAGTCAACGGCCTGCTGCTGCTTCTGGTACGCAGTTATGTCGGACTGTACCTTGTTCAGCTGCTGGATTCTGTTCTGTGTTTCCGCAAGGGCAGACTGTGCAGCCTTGAAGGTGCTGGAGAAGTTGCTGTTCTGTTTGGCGGATAGGTTGAACAGCAACTCCCATTCTTTTCGAGCCACTACTTCGCCTTTCTCGCCTTTTCGCGCTCGGCAACAATGGCATTGTTGGTATCAATCCATTGCCGCAGTTGATACAGAGGCATTGCAAGCCAGTATGGTGCAGGGGTGTTGTTGCCCTGCGCCATCAGAAGGGCTTGCCGCCGCAGCCACTCTCCACCATCATCAGTTACACATCCGACAGCATCAAAAAATTTCTTGCTTTGGTGCGGATGGCGTTGTAATCCCGAATGCTCATTGCGCCGATAACGTCAACGCCGATGGGCTGCGTACACGCCCGGCAGGCCATCCGAATCAGATAGCCCGCGCTCATGCTCGGCACGATAACCGGCTGGCGCAGAGCGGACATCTCGGCCTCGATTGCAAGCGAATCATTGCCAGTCAGCTTGCCGAAGTCAAACGTCAGGGCGTCGTACTTCTTGCCCTCGTACTCAAACGGCTGAATAAGCTTGTGGACGTACACATAAGGGTCGGTGGCAGCTTTGTTCGCAGCGGCGATGGCTGCATCGTACTCCTTATCGCTGATGGTGGTGTTCATAGCGGCTGCTCCTTTCGCAGTTAAAAAATAGGCCGGAGCCGCAAAATGCAGCCCCGGCATAACGATTGGCTCTGATTACTTGCCCAACGCCTTGCGGACAGCTGCCAGATAATCCGTGCCGTTGATGTAGCAAATGAAGTTCAGCGGGTCCAGTTCACGCACCTTCTTGCCATCGAGATAAGTTGCCCAGTAGCGGACAGCGTACTCGCCGGAGCCGTTGGCGGGAGTCGCCGGAGCGATAGTGCCGCCCTTGGTGGACTTCGGAATAACGACAAGAACGTGCTTTTCAGAACGAGCATCAATAGTGCCATTGATGGGATCCTCATACTGAACAGGAACACGCAGATCAATCTGGTGGCGGCGAATCTCGGACAGCTTGATGGACTGTGCCGTAGTGGTGCGAAATTCCAGACCAAGGGTCATTGCTTCGAGATGACCCAAAATAACGGCATCAATGTTGCCGCCGATGCCGGCGCCGGAGATAGACTGCGTCAGAAAAGTCACATCAGGCAGTGTAGCTTTTGCCATTCCCGCATACTCAATGCTGTCTTCGTAGACAGCAAAATTGATAATGCTCTGATCGATTGCCATAGTAGTACCTCCTCTTTAGGACTGGAGCGCGCTGGTCACATAGTCAGCGTCATACTCCAGCACGAAGTCAATTTCCTGCGCCGGAGAGGGCGGGGTCATGTAGACGTGCAGCTTGATTTTACCCGCCATCAGGCTGGTCAGGGGGTTCTCGCTTTCCAGCATCTCCACGCGGGCGCCCAGCAGGTAGCCTGCGCCAACCAGACCATTCAGCCAAACGTTTGCGCTGTCCAAAATAGCGTCAATCAGGCGGCGGTTCATCGGCTTGTCCAGCTTAGACCAGAAAGTCTTGATGAGCGTATTGGAAACATAGTCGAACATCCGGCTGATGGGGATGAAGTAGTCCTTCACATCAGTGGACTTGGGGTAGCAGCCAGTGTGGTTGCCCCATGCGGTCCAGCTGCCCATGAAGTTCAGGAACGTGCAGATGCCAGCGGCATCGACCACGTTTGCCTGATTGTAGGTCAGGTTGATAGCTGCGCCGTCATCGTCGCACAGACCGTCGATGTGGACGGTCTTGTTGGAAGGGCTCTCGCAGGGGATGCCGCCATTTTTGGTGTCGGTCTCTGCGAGGCAGCCCGCCATGATGGTAGAGCCGTGGAACTTCTTTTCGCCCAGAGTGCCGTTAGGCCAGCACAGAATGGACTTCTGGTCGTAAGTACCAGCGTTCTTGGCCTGCACTGCGGCAGTATAGGTCTTTGCAGAAATGTCCACCAGAGCCTTGCCAGAGAACATACCGTTGATGGAGCCCGACTTCGCAGCCAGCGCAGCAGCAACGGTAGCCTCCTTGGAGAAGCCGGGTGCCATAATCAGGTCAGGCACAATGCCGAACATAGTCAGGCAAGCCTCAACCTGCTCAACAGCAGCTGCCACAGCCTCGGCCTCAGCGTTTTCCGCGAGCGGCAGGAAAACGACCGGCTGGCAAGCGCACAGATCGAAGTGATAGTACATCACCTCGCAAACGGTGAACTTTTTCCAGTCGTTGTCATAGCCCAGCTGTTCCTCCGCTTCGGTATAGCTCGTGCAGAGCACCGGGGTGCCAGCGGTTGCGGCGGTGCCGGTTGCCTTGGACAGCGGTGCAGTGCCGATGACAAAGGGAATGCCGCAGGTTGCGGCGTTCGGGGTCGCCACGGCGGTGTCGGTGCGGCTGACGTTAATACCATGATCTGCCATAGTATGTAATCCTCCTTACTTGGATTTGGCGAGCATCCGGGCATACGCAAGGATGGCCTCGCCGCGTGCTTTTGCCTTTTCAGGCGTGGTGTTCAGTTCGGCCACATCGATGATGAAGTCGGCCACGCCGGGATATTTCTCGGTGGCGATTTTCACATCGTCACGATTCACCGCCTCCGCAGCAGCGCAGGGGTAAATCGTATTTTTCTGGATATAGCCCAGAATGGACGGACCAACGTAAATGGAAACGCCGGGCTTGCTCTGCGCAGGCTCGGCGTTCACGGTGGTTTCGGCGGGCTGTTCCGCCGCGGTCTTTTTTACCGCCATAATTTAATGTCCTCCGTTTGCTGCACGGTCGGCAGCTTCCAGTAGGTAATCATCTCTCCGGCGTAATACGGTTTGGTTTCCTCGTCGTAAGGAACGCTTTCCAGCTTATGACCGGGAGACAGGTCAAGCGCAAACTGATACCGACGCTTTCCATCGGTGCCAGTGCCGCCTACCTTGCGGACTTTGAGCAATTCCACGCGAAACCGCTCCATCATGGACAGGAGAGCGAGGTCGCCCTCCTGTTCATCCGGGTTGTAGCAGCAAAAGATAGAGCGCACAGAAACCACCGTGCGCTCCTCGCTGCCGGGCTGCTGCTCCGTTTCCAGCGGAATGACCCGATGGATGATGTACGGAGCTTTCTTCTTGGCTGAACGGCTGTCGGGCAGCCGCATCAGGTAGACTTCCGGGGCACGGTAGGCCTGTTCGGTATCGCCCTGCTGCATAGCCACCGGGAAAATCATATCGGCCATGATTTTCTCGGTAAACGCTTTCAGCTGCTCAAGCAAAACAACACTGGTCATATCAGACACCCCATCCGTTCAAAATTCGCGTGATTTCATGCTCAATGCGCTCCTCGTAAGTAGATGCCATTTTCTCCTCGATGGAGTCCATGACATTCTCGTTGGAGTACATCATCTGCGGGGTGGCAGGACCAAACAATTCCTTGACCGGGAACCGTTTTTCTCCCTGCCTCTCATAGATGCCATAGTGAGAGCCCATCTTCGCCTCAAAAGCATGGTCCAGTGCCTGTCTTGCGCCGGATTTCTTCACGCGAGTTACCACGCGGCCGCTGCGGTCCACCTTGGTATCGAAAACTCTAAGGGGGATGACGCTGCCACGGTAGCCGAAGTTGATAGAAACCTCGCCATTGCTGCCCCGCTGGATGTTGTTGATATTCTTTGTGCGGTTGGAAAATTCGCTGCTGCTGATGGCATACTCCTGCGTGACTGCCCGTTTCGCCACCGTTTTTCCGGCGGCAGCGGCGCGAGCCAGCGCAGATCCTACAGCACGATTGGCACCTCCGGGAATTCCGGCGAGGAGGGCAGACACCCGGTCAAATCCTTCCTCTGCAATGTCAACGGTGATGCCAGCAGCTACGCTGTGCATCATAGTGTCCGTTGTCACATCACTCATTCGTCAATCGCCTCCAGTTCCACCCGCAGCATCCCCATCTCGCAGACAGAGGATGCCACATAGTAGTTTCGGACGAATCCATCCTCGTCAATGCCCAGCTTGCAATCCTTCTCAGGCTGCTTTCCGCCGAGGGCCGCAATATCGCAGTGCAGCACCCGGCTGACCCGGTACAGGCCCTGCGCATGGTCGCTGATGGCCTGGCGTACACGTTCCTTTTCAGAGAGGCCTGTCAGAACCAGAGGAACGTCAGGGTATTCCTCTCCATCATAGTAGACCGTGTGCGTTTCGGCGAACTCATCCAGATTCAGAAAGACGCTGTTCAGGTCTTCCTGCACAGCGTCTTTAAAGGCACTCACGCCGTGGGCATCGCAGCTGCCAGTTCAGGGCCATCGGTGCACTCGTCACCGGGCACAACGTCCTCGGCGCAGATAGCCTGAATGAGTGCGTCCTTTGTCTTGAGCTGCTTGGTGTCGATGCCCATATCTGCGGCCAGCTTTTTCAGATTGGCAACAGTCATGTCGTGCAGCTGGTCGGGGTCGAGGTGTGCCGCCTCAGAGCCGTTCTGCGAGGCTTCGGCTGCGGGGGTGTCGTTACCTTCCGCAGTTGCCGGAACGTCCGCAGGGGCGGTTTCCGGGGCAGCGGGCGCAGAAAACGCGCATTTCGCCACACCCAGCCCGATAAGGCGGGCTGCTTCGGCATCGCTGACCTCGCACCGCTCGCCATGCGCAACAGTGTGAACGCCAGTCTTGGTGGGGCAGCCGTAGCCACCGCAAAGAATTTCAACAATCATCGGTGTACTCCTTTCAGGTCGGACTTAGCCGACCATGTTCTTGGCGCGAATCCACGGAATGTAGTTCTTGGGTGCAGCCAGAGGACGAGACTTCAGAGCGGTCTTGCGAGTGTCGTTTTCCTGATCGATGCTGAACTTCGGAACACGGCGGCCAGAAATGGTGGACTGGATGGTGTCGCCGTAGTTGATCTGAGTGATAGCACCATACATCAGATGGCCGCAGCCGGGAGCCGTAATCACGGCATCGGTCTTGGGGAAGTAACTCTGCTCCTTGTCGGTGGAATCCACATAGGTTTCATCAACAGAAATCAGATTCAACTTGTAGCCGCGGAAGTTGAGGGTGCCACCGTAGACAACACCGTCGTATGCGCTCAGCTGCTGCTCAATCTGGCCGATGATGATGCCGGAATTCTTATCCAGCAGACGCTGAACCTTTTCGAGATTCATCACTGCGTCATAAACATCAGCACCCAGCAGCAGATCGGCAGCGCGCAGACCGCGCTTGGACAGCAGCCGGCACATAGCCGGAACGTCGCCAAAGAAATTGCCACCTTCCTCGTTCCACTTGTGGGCGGCAGTGTAGATGTGGTCGTTCTCGTGGCCGGGATTGTAGAAATTCACGACCTTTGCCTCGCCCTTGGTCACGTTGTCGAGCATCTCCTGCATGACGCATCCGTTGTCCAGCATGGTCTGTGCGCACATCCACTCCTCGGTGCGGATGATACGGCCATCCATGTCAGCCAGATCGTTCTGGACCAGTTTTGCGGCACGCTGGGCAGGGGTGCTGTTGGCATAGATGGCCTCACCGAAGCCACGCTTCGTCAGGTCATCAGAGGTCAGAGGACGGCTCACACCGATGGACGCAGGCTCAAACTCGTGGATCTCGTAGCCCATGCGCTCCATCGGGATTGCGCCGACACGAGGCGACACAAAGGCTGCCATCTTGCGGTCGCCGTCCATGTACTCGGTCAGCACCTTGTTGGAGCTGAAGATGTCGCCCTCCTCCGTGGGAAAGTAGCGGTCACGGAAAAAAGTCTGCTTGGGCACGATGCGTTTCTGCACGGCCATCAGGGTATAGGTATCGAAGAAATTCAGTTCAGCAGGCATTGTTGTATCCTCCTCACAGTGCAGGTGCAGCAGCCTTGAAGACGATGCCACCGTTGCGCAGGGCATCCTTGTCGGCCTCGGTCATGGTGTAGCTGTCGGCCACGGTAACCTTGTTGGAGTTGAAGCAGCCCATCAGGTACACCGGGGCAATCACATCGTCAGTGGTACCAACGGCCACGTCATCACACAGGATGCAGTAAGCGGTAAGCACCTCATTGCTGGCAGCAGCGGTGCCCAGCACGACCAGCTTGTTATCGCCAGCAGTGCCGCCGGACTTAGCCAGAACGGTGCCGCGCTTGATGGTATCGGCCTTGGACAGCTTGCGGATGGTGCCGCCGCTGACGGCCAGCTTGGGGTTGATGTCGGCAATCAGGCCATCAAATTCCATGGTGCCGAGAGATTTGCTCAGTTCGCTCATAGTAGTGTTCCTCCTCACTTCTTGTCATCGTCGAGCAGTTCGCCGACGGCTGCGTCGGCAGCAGCCATGAGCTCGGCCTGCGTCTTGGGCACATTGCCCTTTGCATCGGGCAGAGATTCCGGGCTGCCAGATGCAGACGCGCCCGGAACAGCCTCCACGTTCTGTGCACCAGATGCTGCGTTGTCCGCTGCCAGATTCTTCAGGAACTCGTGACCCTGCGCAGCAGCAGCCTTGGCGGCGCGGAATGCCAGCTCGCGAGCATCGCAAGCGGTCTCGCCGTACTTAGCCTCCTGCACCAGAGCGGGGTCAAACAGGCTTGCCACCGAATCGATTTCGGCCAGACGGTTGCGCTCCGCGCTCACGGCTGCGTCAACTGCGGCCTGCGGGTTTTCCGCTGCGGGGGTTGCAGTGGTGGGATTTGCATTGTTTGCCATAGTGGATTGTCCTCCTTCGTTGGACTGGGCGGCGGGTGCCGCCGGTGTATTTGCAGCAGCGGCAGCAGGTGCAGCCGCTTTAGCCATAGGGATGTTGTCGGGCAGCTTTACGCCGGGCATCAGGCGCAGGGCGTGGCCCTTTGCGTAGATGGTCTGGCGGTCTGCGCTTGCGGAAATTGCCACGGGCTCGGCATCGTCCAGCAGCTCATTGGCAAAGCCTTTTTCGATGGCCTCCTTGCCCGTCATATAGGTGGTGTCGCCCATCATGTGCAGCAGCACGGTTTCAGACAGGCCAGTCTTCCGCTTGTAGATGGCGACTTGGCTCTTATCCCATGCATCATTGGCTTCCGCGGCCTTGCGAAGTTCGTCAGCATTGAGCGCGCCTCGAATGGGAGTCCAGCACTTGTGAATCATCACAAGGCTGGAAGGATTCACCTTTACCGTATCGCAGGCGCACATGATAAGACTGCCGCCAGACATGGCCACGCCGTCCACAATGCAGGTCAGCTTCGTGCCCTTGGCGGCCAGTTCACGCAGCCTGTTGTGGATCAGGATGGAAACGCCCGCATCGCCGCCCAGACTGTCCATGCGGATGATGATCTGCGGGCAGTTTTCGACCTGCTGCAAGTCCGACAGGAACTCGCTCTCGATGATGTACTGTCCCGGAATCGGTTCGTCAGTCCACCAGTCGATGGGCTGCGTTTCCACGATTTCGCCGTACATAGTAATATCCGCGGTCTGGCCGTCAGTGCTGGCCATTGCGTAACAAGGCCGCTGGATGTTCACCTGCGGTGCGTTATTCGGTTTGGGCATTTTGCTTACCTCCCTGTGTCGTAATGCTGGCAGTGGTTTCGATTGCGCCCTCACTGCCAGCTGCTTTCAGCAGCTCATTTTCACGAGCCAGCTGTTCGGCGTTTTCGGTCCAGTCGCCGCCGCCCATCTCAAGGGTGACCTGTTCGTGGGTCTTAAAGGCGTGGTGCGTCTGGAGAATGGCTGCATTGACTTCCTTGGCGGGGTCAAGACTGCCCTGCACAGGGCCAATCCAGCGGGCACCGCACCATGCAGCACGGAGCAGCGGGTCATCAAAAAAGCCCGGAGCGATTACTCGCCCACGGGCTACGGCCTCGGACAGCCAAATCTCGTATGCCGGCTGGCAGAAGCTATCCACCAGCCACGTGCGCCGCATCTTGAAACCCTCCCACGCTTCCAGCAGGGCAGCACGGGAGGCGGAATAGCTGGCGTTGAACTCTTTGAGCAACAGCTCGCAAGGCATTTCGATTGCGCCGCCCATCAGCTTGCACAGCGTTTTGACAAACTGCTCAAATCCGGCGGTCGGAATGTTTGGGTTTCCGAACTTGATGTCTTCGCCCTTGGCCAAATGTTCCACCTGACCGGGGCCCATTTCGTACTCGTTCATGCTGTGGCTGGCATTGTCCATCTGCGGGTTCTCAACAGGAACGCCGCCCAGATCTCCGCTGCCAGTTTCGTTGAACGGAATTGCGTCCTTGGGCGCATCCGACACAATCCACGCCGTGAAGTACGACTGGACAAGTGCCGCCAGCAGTTCGGATTCGGTGTATCTGCGCAGCTGGAGCAGCGGTTCTATGATAGGCGCAACAAGAGGAACGCCGCGGTACTGGTCCGGCCGTTCCAATTCCATGATGTGCAGCACTTGGGGCAGTCCGGTCTTTTTGCCAACGACCTCCACACGCTGCCATACGGTTTCCTCGCTGTTGAGCCACTCGTGCGGATAGGTATTTCGGATGTGGTACGCCACAACGGCACCGCTGCTGTCCACCTCTACACCGTCGAGAATCTTGTTCCCGTTGTCGGGGTTCTTGCCTACGGTGTATCCCAAAATGTCAATCGCGCTGCCGTATCGGTTCGGTGTAGACACCCGGTCGGCCTCCACCAGATGCAGCCGCAGGGCGTAGGGGTGCAGCTTATCAACGTCCCGGATTTTCACAACGGCGAAAACATCGCCGCTCATAAGCCAGCTTTTCAGGGCCAGCTGCTGCAATCCGTAGAAGTTGTTCAGCCCCATAGCATCGCAGTTGCGGCGGTTCTCGGCCCAGAGCCGGAACTCGGCCTCAGCCTTGGTCTGCCATTCCTTGGCCGCCTCCGGGGTAAGACCCAGAACGTCCCGGTCGATGGTGGATTTCAGGGTCAGGCCAGTGCCGACCACCTTTGTGCGGTTCGTGTTGATGGCACTTGTGGCGACAGGTGCGCTCATGTAGAGCATCCGGCTGCGCTGCCGCAGGGTGTCGGCGTTGTCGTGTATATCGCTGGATGGCGAAGTGCTGTTCGGGAAAAATGCCCGCAGCGCACGCCGCTTATGGCTTGCACCAGCCTCGCTGTATCCGCTGGCCTGCGGCGCAGCCGTTGCACGGTATTTCAAAATATCGCCTCCATAACTTTCAAACTAAGCGGACTGGCTGGGGAAAGGAGTGAAAAGCAGCCAGCCCGCGGCAAAGACCCGGATGGGCCGTTACCCAAAATTGTTACCAGTCTCGTGGAATGATCCCGAACGCTTTTCGCGCGTTCTGGCCGTTCAGCAACGATTCCAGTTCATCGACTTTCTGCTCGGCCTCTTTGATTTCATCGCTAAGCTTGCCGAGGTCGAGCCGGGTGAGCTCACGGTCATCCAGACGGTAGCTTTTCACGCCGCCAGACAGCAGCTTGTTGTATGCCGTATACAGGTTGTCAAGCCGCTGCGTGTGGAATTCCAGCCGCTTTTTGATGGTCGTGGTATTCATATCTCACACCTCACCAGTCGTCCAATAGGCTCTCCCTCTTTTTTCTGTGGGAGGGCTGTGGTTGTTGAATGTTTACTGCTGCCGGGGCATCGACCGCCTTTCCACGCAGCCTTTTCAGGGCACGGTCGATGGCATCGAGGTCTTTCGGCAGCACCTTGTAGGCTGCCAAAGCGTAGTTCCGGCAGTCAAGTGCCTCGTTTCGCTCGTGGCCGGAGATTTTCTCCCATTGCCACGGATTGCGGTGGTTCTCTTTGTACACCAGATGTTCGGACAACAGGCCGTTGAAATAGCCCAGCCCGTAGTCATCCCGGCGTGGGAAATGGCAATACCGGGCGCCCGGCTCCTGCACTTTCAAATCATCCATGATGATTTGCTTGCCGGAATCAACGCCCAGCTGGTATTGCCAGCACATACCGACGTAGCGGTTCTGTATCGTGATTTTCTGCTGCTTGGGCGGAGCCGTGAACGGCCTGTCCGAGCCGGGAAAGCCTTTGATGCAGAACACCTTTTTGCCGATGCGCTCATGGCAGCGGAGGCGAACATCCTGCGTGAAGTGGCCGCCCTCGTCCACGAACTTTATGGACACGGGCAGTTCCACGCCATCGGCGAATTTCAGGCGACGGTCGAATACCAGTTCATCAAGCTGCTGCCAGACCTCGTCACTGTCCGGGCGGCCCATGATGATGCCTTTTTCGATGCCCCATGTTTCACCGAAGTGACCGAAGCCCACGATCTCGTACTCCATGCGGTCGTCCTGCGTATCAACGCCAGCGGTCAGCACCAGCACACCATCCGGCAGTTCCGCAGGGTATTCCTCCCTGCGGCCAAGCATGGTGTCCTCGTCCTGCACATCGCCGCGATCTTCCCACAGCAGCCCCAGACGGGTGTTGTAGACAACCTGCATCTTCTTGGTATCGCCCAGGGCATTCAGGTATTTCAGCACGGTATCTTTCCATGCTGCCCACTGCGAAACAAAGCTGTTCAGCCAAAAGCTGCGGATACCGTTCTCATAGGCGGCGGGATTTTCCGCTTGCCAGTGAGCTGGTGCCCGCTTCATGGTCACTTCGTCCGAAATGCAGGCGCACTCCGGGCAGAGATACCACACGTCCTTGACCTTGTAGGTTTTCTCTCCGTGGGTTTCGATGGTGTCATACTCGTACCGAATATCTTCCCAACGCAGTTCATGGAATCCCTTGCAGTGCGGGCACTGGGATACCCAGCGCTCCATCGTGCCCTTGACGTAGGACTTGGCAATGGCACTGTGTCCCTTGATGGTGGGTGTGCTGACTTCCACAGCCTTTGCGTTGTAGAAAGTGGTCTGCCGGGCCATTGCCAGTTCCCAAGGGTCGCCCTCTGTGCCGGCACTCACTGCCCAGCGGTCACGCTCGTCACCCAGCACATAGCGGATGGGCTTTGATGCCAGAGCGTGCGCCTCGGTAGATCCGCACATGGTCAGGATGCCGCCGGGATAACTTTTCTGCAAAATCGTGTTGCCGCTGTCCCGGCTCTTTTTCTCCGCGACCTTGGCCCGCAGTGTAGGGCAGTCTCGTATCATGGGGGCGATACGGAGCTTGCTGTACTCCTTGGCATCCGTCATTTGGGGATGGATGAAAAGAATACTGCCGGGGTCAACGTCAATGGTGCGGCCTATGACGTTGTTTTCAAACTCCGACTTGCCGACCTGTGAGGACGCAACAACAACGATATGATGGATGCGCGGGTCGGAGAATGCGTCCATGATCTCCACCAGATAGGGCGTGCGGCCGTTACGCCAGCGGCCCTGCTCGGCAGACGCTTCCGGGGACAGGACGCGGTTTTGTGTGGCCCACTCGCTCACGGACACATTGGGCGGGGGCCGGATAGCTGCCACCAGCTTCGACACCAGAGCATTCAGGCGGTCTACTGCGGCGTTGTCACTCATCCTCGTCACCGCCCAGTTTATCAGTCCACGACCGGCGTTCCCGGACGCGAGCCTCATACTTGGCCGGGTCATAGCGGAACAGAGCGATTTCCTCCGCAATCTGATTGACCTCGCCGCGCATATACTCTGCAACCTCAGCAGGGTCAGATAGAGCAGCAGCATTGATGGCCACCCGGCTGGGCAACGCCATCAGCGCACCCCGGATGGTGTAGATAAGTTCGGCGGTCATGGCAGCAACGTCCTCGCTGCGGTGCATCTGCCCAGACAGCTCCTTGGCTTCTGCCTGTGCGATTTTGGCCTTGCTGGTCTTGAGCGTGGCCTCAGCCTTGGCCTTGACCCGCTCAATCTTCTTGGCCTCCTCCGCTTCTTCCTTGGTCAGCCCGCCACGGGAGATGCTGCCGATGTAGGCTTGCACGGCATCAGACAAGACGAACTTTCCCCGGCTGACGGTGGTAAGCACACCATCCTGTGTCAGCTGCTGCACTCTGCGGCCTGTGATTCCCAGTATCAGAGCCAGTTCGGTGGTGGTCACGTTTCTGTCAGCAAGTCTTTCTTTTGTAGGCATCCAGAAACCACCTCCTTTTCTGGTAAAACTATCTGGAAAATTCCTTGGAATTCGTTATACAAAGCGTAACGAAATGGCTGATTTTTCCCTTACTAACTAGCATGATTTCGGGGTCGACGAGCCCGCTCATGGTAGGGTACCCCCGTCACAGTACCTTTTCAGCACCGAACGGCTGCTCCTGCCCGCTGTCGGGCGGGTGGAGCGCAGCTTCAACCATTGCAGGGTCATACACGAAGGTGAACTCCATGTCCTGCACAGGTACAGGCTTATTAACGTAGATGTCTACGACAGGCATTGTGATACGCTCCTCTCTCAGATGCTGCGGATGACCTTGGCCTTGGAGTATGTTGGATGGTCTTTGGTCATCATGTTCAGGAACTCGTCTTTGGTGAAGCCGGACAGACGGAAGATCTCTTCGGGCTTCATGCCCAGCTGCTTGCCGATCTCGTCCACGGTCTTGCCCTCGTCCATGAGCTTCTTCACGATGGCTTTCATGGGGTCGAGCAGGTGTGTGCCGCGGGCGCGGTTGTGGGTGATGGTGCCGTATACATCGGCACTCTCGTCACCGTGATGGTCTACGACTACGACAGGCACCTTGCCGCCCAGCAGGGACAGCAGCGGTTCACGGCCTGATACTGTCCAGCGGTGGAAGCCGTCAATGATGGTTCCGTCCGGGCGTACCACGATGGGCAGCGTCCAGCCGTTGGTCAGGATAGACTGCACCAGCAGCTTCAGGTTCTCCTCACTGACCTTGTTGGGGTTGTAGTCGTTGGCGTGGATGGTGTTGCGGTCTACCCACTGGAGGGATGCCAGCGGTGCGAATACGTCAATGTTTTCCATGGTTCTGCTCCTCCTTGATGCGGGCGTTGTGGTCGTTGTAGATGGTGGTCCAGAGGATGCGCAGGATACGCATCTTGGGATCTCCGTACAGCAGCCCCTCATACATGGTCTTGTAGTGCTTCTGTTCAGCGATACCATAGGTCTTTATGAACAGGCCTCGCCAGTGGTCGATGTGGGATAAGGTGTCCTTGGCGATGGTGTACCGCTCCGGGTGGAGGAACAGCAGGTCTTTGCAGAGGGCTTTGTAGTCCTTTTTCTCGGATTCTTCTTCCAGTTCGCCACGCTTTCGGGTGGTTCGTCGGAACATTTCACTGTCCCAGTAGAGCAGGACAAGGTAGGCATTGGGCTCACGCCGCTGGATGCGCTCCCACAGGTCATTGTCCGTTTCGGCTATCCACCGCAGCCCTTGTGTGCCGCAGTCACCGAAAAACGCGCACAACCGGAGGGCGTTCTTTCGGACACCCGCCTCATAGAGCCTCATATAGATTTCAGGGAATTCAAGGTTTCGCTCTTTGATGTAGAGCCAGACATCGGAATCCGACCAGTCATAAATGGGATAGAACTTGCCGCCACGGGTGATGCGCTCCATCTTGGTGTTGGCGATGCATTTTAAGCGGGTCAGGCTCTCTGCGGTGCGCAGACCGACAAGCTGGATGCCGTCAGAGAACGCCTTGGAGCAGAATGTCTGATAGTTCATCTCCCCGGCATAGTGGAGATATGGGCTGTACATGATGGCAAAATCAGGCGGTTTCCGCATCCAAACATCCTCTTTGCCCGGCTCCCACGTTATCCACGATTCGGAACTGGAAAGATGGTCGATGACGGACACCTGCTTGAACGGCAGGCAAAACCAGAGGAACTTTGCGCCGACCGACAGGAAGTTCCTGCGCCAGCGGTATGCTGCATCGACCATGGACGGGTAAAGACCTTCTTCATCCACAAACGTCACTGTCAGCTGGCTGGCATTGATTTCGCCGGAGCGTATCATGTCGTAGACCAGGCTGGACATGCACAGGCTGTCTTTGCCAGATGAAAAGCTGAGGTAGATTTTGCAGCCGTTGGCGAATACGTTTCGGATGCGGATCTTCGCCGCCTGCAGCACATCCATGCTGCTTTCCACGACTTTCACAGGCATATCAGTTCACCACACTTCGGGCAGCGGATGTACCTGTGCTGTTCTGCACCGCTGGGAGCCGCCGGAGCAGCAGTTTGCGGTTCGGTAGGTGTAGACACCTCCTGCACCGGGGATGGCTGCTGCGGGGCAGCGGAGACGACAGGAGCGGGCTGCGGGTCAGATACCACCGGGTAGGTCGGTGTTTCGGCATACGGAACGTGTTCCTCGGTCTGCTGGCGGTTGATGGACGATACCTCGTTTTCCGGGAAATCGCCATAAGAGCCAATCATCTCGTCGGCTTCGTCCTCGGTGCTGTTCAGCATTTCCAACAGGTCGGCATCCCAGCCAGGGACATCCACATCGCCATCCAGTTCTTTGACAAGTTCCTCGATGGCATCCACATCCGTGAATCCCAACTCGTAAACCTTGTTGTCGGCCATCATCAGCTTTTTCTTCTGCACATCAGTCAGGCCGACCATGACGTAGCAGTCACAGGTTTCCCGACCCATGCGGAGCAGGGCTTCATACAGACCGTTTCCGGCGATGATCTCGCCATCCTCGGCCACGACCAGCGGCTTGACCTGTCCGAACATCTCAATGCTACGGATGTACTCGGTCAGCTGCTTTTCGGAGTGGCGGCGGATGTTGTGCGCCGGCTTGTGCAGGTCGGACAGCTTCTTTACCGTGATGTTCATCGTGCGTCCTCCTTTCGATCAGAAACGAGGTGCAGCACAACGGATGCCAGCAGCACGGCGATGATGATGTAGAGCCGGAGCTCGCTCATCAGCGTCCAGATGCCCATAACACCCAGCGGAATAAGAATCTGCCACGATGCCACCGTGAAAACGTCCAGCGCAAAACCGAACTTCTTTCCGAATACCAGATATTCGGAGTAGAGGTAGGTGGACAGGGAGGAAAGCGCAATGATGGTGATGAGGATGGCTTTCAGGGTGTTCAGCAGCGGGCTGAAATTGACCCATGTGAGCAGCGCAGCCAGCACCATGTAGATGCCGAACATCACGCCAGCCAGCACAAAGGACATTTTCATGTTGCTTTTCCGGGTGCCATCTTCGTTTTTGTCATTGTAGGAGAACAGTGAGTAGTAGTACGGATAGGTGAACGGGCCGGGCAGCAGCAGGAAGCCTTTGTACAGACCTGTCTGGATGCCGGCAGCGTTCAGGCCGGGGTCGATATTGACGAAGTTGCCGCGGGTGTAGACCAGAGCAGCGATGACAACAGCGGCCAGCATACCGTAAACCACGACCCACGAGAAATCATCGGACAGCACGTTCCGAATCATGCCATCTTTGAGCAGCAGGAACAGGAACGCAATGCTGGTGATGTAGACGATGACCATACCGCCTTTCGTGCCGATCGGGGTATCGCCGAAGATCTCATAGATGCCGGACATCTGCGTCCAAGTCTGGAACATCGTCAGGAATCCAATGAAATAGAACATCACTTTGCTCTGCATGATGCGCCGGACAGTCGGGATGTACTCCGCAAACAGGCCGAAGAAGATGCAGGCCAGCGAATTGAACACGGCCCAGATGATTGCGGCCGCTGCGCCGTTGTTGACGGCCAACGTGCGGAAATTCATCAGAGAGCCTACTCCTGCCCAAGATGCAACGATGGAACAGGCATAAAAGAACGTGGGGTTTGCCTTGAATTTTGCCTTGATTTTCTGATACATGGAAAATCTCCTTCTTTGCGGCTGAATACGGCGAAATATTCAGCTTGCAGCACCCCCGATTTTTCAAGGTGCTGCGGTTATGCCACACGCAAAGGAGAGCAGCGTGCGGCTCGGAATCCTCCTTTCAGGTATAAAAATAGCGGCACCCGCCATTTCTGGCGGGCACCGCTTGGCTTGATTCGGATTTTGCATCCTAATCATATCACCGGGAGCATCCGTTGTCATCTGAATCCATATCAAAGCGTTGCTGGTCGTTGCTGCTCGTTGATTTCCGTTCTTCCTCGTTGCTGGTCGTTCTTGTTTATTGCACGGCATTACACGCCGTGTGAAACCGTCCTACACCGTCCATCACCGTGTGAAACAATCTGCATTGATTTTTGATATTTTCAGTTTGAATTTAACTTTTGGCAGCCAAAATGTAAAACTTATTTCTATATTTGGCCGTATTTTATGAAAATTTGAGGTTGAATTTGAGTTTTCGGGCAAAAATAAAAAGCCCCGCAAATGCAGGGCTTATCAGTCAATGTGATTCGAGGTAGTTGTAGGCCATCCGGCTGACCCCGGCTTCCGTGTAGCACTTTCCGAGTGCTCCAGCGACTTCTGCCCACGAGTAGCAGCGGACAAACCGCAGCCGGAAGATCAGATAAAGCCGGGCATCCATGATGCTCTTGCAGTACGCCTCGACCTTGGGCTTTTCTTCCGCTGCCTGTTCCTCCAGCCAGCGGACACGCTCATCCATGTCAGCCAGTTCCACAGCCAGATCTGCCACCTTGTCCCGAACACCGGGCGTATGCGGCATACCCGTCAGCTGTGGGGAGGCAGGATTGATTTTCTGCCGAAGATTCTCCAAGGCCTCACGGTCTTTTTCGAGGGTCATCTGAATGTCATAATACTTGGACAATTCCTGTAATGTCACAGCCTACCTCCGTCATAATTCAGCTGCCGTTTTGCAACGGTGCTTCTGTTATTTTATCACATTTTGCCGTTGGAAGATAGACAGGAATCCCAGAAATTATGTGGTCCGCTCCAATTTTGCACAATCCCGGCACCTTGTAGGTCTGGCCGTGCGAATCGATGCGCCAGATGGGCGGGTCGAGAGGAATGTAATGCGCACAAGACATACAGTTCATTCGTCCACCCTCTCGATTTTCGGGTACGGTTCCCGGCCCAGAGGGACAGGCCCATGAGAGCGATATGTGGTGCCGGGTGCCTCTTTTTTATCCTCTGGTGCATCAAGCCACTGCTGGTGCTCGATGGCGTGGACGAGGTCAATGCACGTTCCCCATGAATCATGCTGCCGTCCACGGTAGCCACGCGGCGGGAAAGCCATTTTGTAGGCGGCATCAAACAAATTCTTGATGTTGCTACACCGCTTTTGAAGAGCGGTATCGTAAGTGTACTTTCCAGTGAGAGCTTTGACGCGGGGTATGCCGTCATACGCCAGATCTTCAGCCAAATCATCGAACTGCCCCATGCGTAGCCTCATATACTCGTCTACGGCCAGTCCGATAACGCGCAGCTGCTCTTCCGAAACCTCAATGCGATACTTCATCTTTTGCCTCCTTAATCGCATATATCTTGGCTCCAAACCGCTTTTCCTCGCATTTCTTGACACTTCCATCCCATTCAAGTTCGGGTGCGTGAATAGGTGCGGCTCTGAATACCAAATCCAAGATGGGGACATCGTAACTAAGCGGTTCTTTCGCGCCAAGTACAGGAAGTAAAACAACGAAGTAGCCTCGTTCAATGGCACATCTGCACACCAAGGCAATAAATGCGTTGGTGTCCGCTTCACAATATCGCAGCTTTCCTCCAACCCGCTGAATAAATTCGTTCATGGTCATGAAACGCTTGTCCTTTTCGGACGAATCAAATCGCTCGATAAGTTCACTTGTGATTTTCTCGGCCATGTCCATGTACTCGCGTTCCTCCATCCATGGCAGCTTAAGAAGAATATTGACATTTTCATTTACCATATTTTTCACCTCTGCGAATGCACCTAAAATACGCCGTCTGCTGAATAAACTCCGCATCCTCTGCGATTGACCGCACAGATGAATTATCGGATTTAATCTCAAAGGAATTTAGAATAAATTGTTTCAAGGCGCACAAACTATAATCCCCAATCGACTTACCAAAAAATGCGGTGAGAATATCAATAATGGTTTCCTCGTGCCGCGCAAAACTGCACGCGTAGACCTTATGCTCAGGAGCAAAATAAACCCAATATGTAAAGCGCGCTTTGTCATGGTTCGCTTTTATATCAAGGCAAGCCTCATCCGTTTTTAGAAAACGAACTGCCCGGTCTGTTATCAGATTCAGTTCGCTTTCCCCAACAGTGCAGCCGTTCGGAAACAGGTCTTCCATGAACCGTTGAAAATGTTGATCTCCTGCATCCCCGTCAAACACATCATGCCAAGTAGAGCCGTAATCTTCCAGCAGCTTTTCTTTTCGCTCAAAAAGAATGGTACAGGCTAGCTTGACAAAGTTTGCAGGGGATTCAACCTTGAAATGTAGCCGTTCAGCTGTCATGCTGCGCCTCCATTTTCTCATAATCCCCGGACAGCACCAGTGCCATGGATTCACAGATGATGGTCACCTTGACGCGCTCAAGGTTTTCCCATGACAGGTCTTTCGGACTGTCCTTGCGCTGCCCGGCAGTCTTCTGCATCAGCATCTGACGCAGTTCCATGCAGGCCTCTTTGAGAGCCGGGTAGTTGGCTTTCAGCCCGCCCATCTGCATAAAGCTCCACATGGTATCCAGCATCGGGTTTTCCCATGGTTCAGGCTTTACCATCGGCAACCTCAATTTCCTGCACATAGCACCAACTCTGGGGCGGTCGCTGCGCTTCCACAGGCCGCACACCAAACCGCGTGTTTAGCAAGCCCGTGAACGGCCGCAGCTCGCGCGGATTGTCATAAATTTTCAGGTCGGAAATGTGCCAGCCATACAAGTCTTTCAAATCTGCATAACTCATCCCGGACTTCCATCCGGCATAGTCTTTGACTTGCGGTACTGTGAGACAGCTTCCAGCAATTGCAGATTCGATATCTTCTTTGACGACACAGTATTCAGGGCCAATGCGTCGGATGTCATCGCAGATAAATTCGCCGACAACCATTCCGTCAACCCTGCGGTCGAATAGCTTATGAGACCTATCGTCGAAATATAAATGGTCAACGGCTTTCCAGCAGAAAAATTTCGTTCCTTTCGTGCAATATATGTAGCACTTAAAAGGTTCTTTCAACGAGACCGGTCTTGTCTTACGGATTTCCACCGTTTTACAACCCGAAAAGATACGGCTGCACCATTCGGGCCGGATGCTCAAAAGAACTGCTTTCACTTTTCGTCAACCTCCGCGCACGCCCTGCGGCAGGGTTCGCACTTTTTGTACGGCTCTTCGAGCCAGCAGTTGAACAGCAGGCACTTCGGCTTCCTGTATTCAGGCGGAGCCTTGTTTCCGTGAGTTTGGGTGCGTAGTGCATGGTATTTGCATACCTCTTTGCCCCAAAAATCTCCTCCGAACTCACATTTTCCATACCCCGGCGAAACCTCATGCTTAACTGTGATGATTTTCATTTCGCTACCTCCGGCGGCTCCAGCAGCGGAGCCCAGAACTTCACAGCACCATAGGGCGTATCTGCCGCCGGTCGGCCATCCTCGATGTACCACTTGCCGTTTTCAATCCAGCCCTTCATGGTGTTCCGGCTTTCGCAGCAGACCCACACAAGTTCGCTCATGATGCAGCAGTGCTTCTCTCCTGCGTTCTCCCAGCTTTCATCGTGGACAGGCGGCGGGGTTTTGGCATCGTGCCACGACACGCGGCGAACAAAGTCAACGACCATCTGGCTGGCCTCCCGGAGGGTCTTTGCTGCGGCCTCCTTGCCCTTGAAGCCATTGTAATACTCGACCTCGGCCAGAGCGTCCATATCGGTTTTCGGGTCGATAAAGCGCAGTGCTTCTTCCAGTGTCATTTTGAACACCCCCTTTTCAGACAGATCCATGGATAACCGTTTCTGCGCGGGCTATGCGTGTAAACCATCGTTGCGCTGCGGCAGAAGTGGTACTCTGCACATCCCGCACAAAAATCCTTGCGGTTCTCGTAAAGCGTTTTGACTTCATAGTCTGGTGGGGCATCAGGGCTGACTCTCTTGGAGTACATAAGCATACTGTCCCAGTAGAACCTGACCTCGTCGGCCTCTTCCTGCCGACTGATCTGCCCGGAAACATCGATTGCGACAAGCGCGATGGACAGCAGCACCGCGATGCCGATGCCGACCGGAATTACAATTGCCCAGTTCATTCTGTGTACCTCCGTGTGTCCTTGTTCCAGTGCAGCGTGATAGGGTTTCCGCACTTGCACGGCACTGTAAATTCCTGTTCCGCAATGTTGGTCTTGCCCTTGGCGTGGAACTCGCAACAGCTGCATTGGAACTCATACGGCGCAAGGCCACGTTCCAGTGAAATCGTAGCCCCGCAGCGGCAGCCTATGGACATCTGCGGAACGTGGAGGTATGTACCGAACTCCTTGCCGCAGCAGGGGCAGGTCAGGCGCAGAAGCCCACGTGCGCCGGGCTCCGGCGGGCGATTACTCTTTCTCATGGTCGGCTCCTTTCTCGGTCTGAAACCGAATCACTTCCCGGAACAGCAGCTCGTTGTTGTGTTCCGATTCAGTCATAAAGTTGATGTACTCCCGGAACAGCTGACGGTCATGCTGCTGCCGGCTGGTTTCGCCCAGCAGGGCACCGATAGTCACGCCCACGGCCAGCAGCGCAATGTTGATGAAGATCTGATCAGGCATTGTCATCACCCAGCACTTTCTCGATGAGGTCAAAGACCATTTCTCGGTCTTCGGTGGTCAGAAAGTCAGCCGCCATGATTTCAAACTTGAGGCGGTCAGCGTATTCTTTCAGGTCATCCATGGCTTACTCCTTTCCCAGCTGAGCAAGGATCTCGTTGCCCTTGTCCAGCAGTTCATCCCGCCGCTTTTTCTGCTCGGCCTCCAGCTTTTCCATTTCAGCCTGATACTTTTTCAGCGTTCCCGGCCGGAAATGCTTGCTCTGCCCCATACGGATTTTTGCGGCAATTTTCTTGTGCCGTTCAACGGTCTGGCGCAGTTCAGTGTCCGTGGTCAGAATCTGGTAGCGATGGTGGCAGCCGGGGCAGGTGAAATACTGCACCATGTAATCGCCGCTCCATGTACTGCGGATGCCGGCTGTCTGGATGCTGAACGGTGTGCCGCAGCGGTCACACTTTACAAGGTCTGTCATTCGCCATACTCCTTTCTACACAGCTGGAACGCATTGCAGTGGTCATCGCAAGTTTTGCAGCACTTGTCGCATTCAGGGTGAGCAGCTTTGCACTTATCACAGGGCGTGTCCGCTTTGCTGCCGGAGCCATACACCGCAAAAAGCTGGTGGGTGCCGTCCTGCAAGGCTTTTTCGTCATCGGCCATTTCATAGCCGAGGGATGTCAGGAGCTCATAGGTACGATTGAGGGTGATGTTTTCGTTGTGCTTATACACGCTCTTGCCCGCTTCGCTGCTCCAGATGGTACTCCAATAACCCGTGCGCTCGCTGTCCTGCGCATCAAAGGCCATTGCCAGTAGAACTTTTTCCGACTCGGTATCATAGGCGTTGAACATTTTCAGTGCATCTTCCAGTTCGGTGTCATCCTGAACCTGTTCGTCCAAGGCAACACCAAGCAGATGCAGCACATTTTCATCATCCCTTACTCGGCCGTACCCAGACAGCAGCGGCGTGGCGTATTCCATGATGGCCGAAAAATGCTTTTTGCACTCTGCCGGGGTCAGGTCTTTCACGAAGTCCCGGCGCAACTCATACATGAATTTGGTTGTGCTGGAGAACTGTTCGTGAGCAAGCTCGTCAGCAGCCCGTGCCGCTTCTCGTGCGGCGTTTTCCTCGTCCTCGACAGCTGCATCTCGCTTCTTGTAGAGGATAATGTCAGTTTTGCCAACCTCGAACACATATTCGACCTTACCGGCATCATCAGGTACGGTGAACTCGTCTTTGCAGTTCATTTTCCAGCTGCCCCAGCTTTTCACGTAGGAGTATTTCTGCCTGTCGGCGTCATCTACTCGCCTTGCGAACTCCTGAAGTTTAGCAATGATGTCATCCCGGTAATGGTTCCACTTCTGCGTGTTCAGCGCATCCTGCATAGCCCGGTTGAAGTTCTGCGTGCCGAGGGTCTCCAGTACCCGGTTTCGGGCTTCCAAGTCCTCGATTTTGTCCAGCTGGGCGAAGTCAGACAGGGTTGCACCGCGCTTTTCGGCTTTCTTGAAGCTGTCGTGGTTCAGTTCCAGCAGCTTGATACGCCGCCGAACGGTGGACTGTGAGAAGCCAGACTTGTCGGAGATCTGCTCCACGGTCTGCCCAAAGTCCATCATCATCTGGAAGCCCTGTGCCTGTTCATAGACCGTCAAATCGCTGCGCTGCATGTTCTCAATCATCATGGTCTGCATCTGCTCCCGCTCGTCCATCTCTACGATGGCGCAGGGCAGCTCGTACACCCCTGCCTGCTGCGCTGCCGCAGCCCGGCGGTGGCCGATGATGATAGTGTAGTCCTCGCTGGACCACACGGCCTTGGGTGTCCATGCTGCCGCTGCTGCGGCGGCATCCCCACCCTCGTCAACGCACTTCGCGATGTACTCCCGGCTGTTGAGGTAGTGGCCGGGGATTACGGTCAGGTTCTGGTACACACCATTTTCCTTGATGCTGGCTGCAAGTTCGGACAAATCTCCCAGTTCTTTGCGGGGGTTGTCGGGGTGAGGGTACAACTGCCGAATGGGGATGTAAGTAATGTCTGCCATAGGGATACTCCTTTCTTATTTCGGGTTAGAAAAACGTGAGTTGCCCGGTTTTGGTTTCGTTAAGAGGCTCGTTTTCCGGGGCTTTAGGCTCATTTTTGATAGATTTTTGCAAATTTGCGGGCTTAATATCGGATTTTTCGATTTTTGCCGGTTCGCCTTTCGGTTCAAACAGCAGGTTCATCTGCGCTATCTGGCGGCGCATATACCACACATCGGTTGAGAAAAGCGGCATATACCAGATACGGTTTTGTGGTCCTGCGGGCAGCAATCCGCGGCTGTCGTAGGCCGTTGTCGGATTTACAAGTGTGTCACCGATGACTACATATCCAGCGCAGCCCATGAAGCTGCACTGGATGTAGCACATCAGCCCAACGATGAAGTCAATGTCTTGGGCTATGACAAGGACTTTGTTGTGGTAGCAGATATTCCGCCTTTTGCAGACGTTCAAAAAGGCAAGCAGCGTGGCCCCAGCACCGCAGGCCGGGTCAGATACCGAGATGAAGCCCTCCATGTCCGGGTGCAGCTTCGGGTCAAACGTAATCTCGGCCATGCAGCGGCACACATCGTAGGGAGTGAAGAACTGCCCGGCGTGGTCGTTGCCCAACTCGCACATCATGTACAGCGAACCGAGGAAGTCTTGGTCAGGATTCTGCTCCATGCCCATGATTACCTCGCCCAGCATTTCAGCCATGCCCTCCCGCTCCTTGGCGGAGTATTTGGAAACGATGGTCTGATACATCTTGGTTCGCTCTGGGGCATTTACCTTGTCCGTGCTGTTCGAGATCTCGATGGCCGTCAGGGTGACGAAGTCCTCCCAAATCTCCCAGCGGCTGTGCTTTCCAGTCAGGCTATTGAAGATTTTGAGGAAGTTCTTCTGGTGGTCATCCCGGATGCTGCGGGTCACTGCTGCCTTTGCCATAGGTTACTCCTCCTCGCTGTCAGCAGCGGCCAGGGTGTAGTGCCCGTTGGAGAACTCGATCACGCCTGCGGATTCCATATCATCCAACAGCGCAATGGCCTTTTCTGCGGTCACGCCCATCTTTTCCTCCAACATGGCCTGCGTGATGCCGTTGTTCTGCCGGGCAATCTCGGTGGCCTGCGTCAGTTCATCCGAGGTGGGCTCGTCCTCCTCGTCATCCTCGACTTCTTCCAGCGGTTCGGCCTCCCCGGGGAGATTCGGCGAATCAGGCTCATTTTCCCGGGGCGCATCCTGCTGCCCACCGGATTCCGGGATATCCGGCATCTTGTAGCCGAGTGCCGCCAGCTTGCCGCCATCGACCAAATCCCGGAAGAAGAACTGGAGCCAGAGGTAGTGCATATTCTTGAAGATGTTCTTGATTTTGTTGAACAGGGTGTCGGAGATCGTGAACGTCTTGCTCATGCGGTAGGTCAGGTTGCCGTCCTTGACGGTGAACAGGATGGATGCGCCCGGCGAGATGTAGTTGTCCTCGGTCGCTTCTTCCAGCATCGACATCTGCTCACCAACGCCGCCCAGCGGACGGATAACCAGCTTGATGGGATATGCGTTCTTGATGAACACATAGCTCAGGTTGTTGGCCTCGCAGATGCCCTTGAGTTTTTCACGGTAGACTGCGAAACGTGCGGATTCAGACAGAGAGTTATCCATGATGAAGCTCCTTTCAAGTAGCTTTTAAGTAGTTGAAAATTTATAGTCGTTCTCCCGGTTCTCAATGGCGGTCAGACCCAGTGCGTAGGCTGCCCACACATCGGCCTTGAAGCCATAGAAGAAATCCGGCTTTTTCTTTGTGCCCTTGCCGTTTTTCAGGTCATGGGCTGCAAATCGGTCAATCAACGCCCGCCGGATGGCGGTATCGTTGGCTCTGCTGTCGTGGCAAATGTGCTTTTTCTCCTCGATGCGGCACAGCATTCGCACCGGGCATTGGTCGGAAAGAACTTGGTAAAAGCGGCCGATCCAGACCGTAGTGTCGAAAACGTCCCGACCAACCGACATTCCGTAGGAGGCCACCATCTCGATGACCGCCCACCGCCAGCCCTGTGCCCCGGCAGAGGAAAGCTTTTGCAGCAGCTCTGCATTGTCGATTTTTCCAAATTCCAGAGGGCGCAGGGTGCTGCGATCAATCACGCAGTAGCCAGACTGGGTGTTGCCGGGGTCGATAGCGATAATCGGAAAGGTGCTCACAGGTACGACCTCCCAAACTCTTGGATGAACCGCGCCTCTGGCCAGCCGTAATACTCCATGGCCTTTTTCTGCGCCCACTTTTTTAAGCGGAGATCGGCCTCTCTATTTGTATGTACGGCAGTCACGCCGTTCTGGTGGCACCAAGGGCAGAGGTTTGCCCACAGGCCAAGCCGCTTGCTCTTATCCCGGTACGGTCCGAAAAAGACTTCGTGCCGGGCGGTGCGATACCGCCCGCAAATCAGACAGGTGGGGCTCTTGCTGAGGATGCTGGGCGCATAGCCATTGCTGTCCAGCTTCTCGCCGTACTCATTTTGTGCCATATCAATGTCTCCTCCTACGCTCAAAAGACTGCTGGGAAACCTGCTGCATAATCAGCTGAACCTTGTTCTGCACACCCTGCTCAGCCAGTACGTTGACGGGCTGTGAGGTGGCACCGATGCGACCAAGTGTCTGTGCCCGGACACGCTTGATGAAATTCAGCTGCTGCTTACGGAATTCTTTGTCCACTTCCACGGCATCCTTGCTGCCATCGATATCAGCAACTTCCAGATCCGGGGCTTGCATGGCATCGGCAGCGCAGCGGCGCAGCTTTTCCATCGCAACGTCCAGACCATCCTCATGCCCCCACTTGTTCAGCTGCTCATAGTTGGCATGGCTTTCCTTGCGCAACCGTTCCAAGCGGTCTGGACCGTAGTGCAGCACATCAATAACCGCCTTGGCGTAAATCTGCCAAGCAATTTTGGCAGCTCTGTCGCCAGCCATGCGGTACTGCTGCTCTTTGCGCCCACGAGGCATTCTCACCATCGGGATTCGGTAGTCAGAAGAAACGCACCCAGCCAACCAGCTTTCCCGGATTGCCTCGGCCTTGTCCTTGGAGGGTCTGCCGTTTGCATCCGGGGTCATAATGACCTCGGTGTTCTGGTTCTCCAACTCGTCAATTCTAGCTTTAATGCGCTCCAGTCTGGTCTTGCCGACACCGAACTCCTGATGCAGCGCAATGGTGGTGCACAAACACACGATTTGTCCGACCGCCTGCCTGGTATCGTCCATTTCGGTCTCAAACGGTTTTTTCACGGTTCAACACCTCCCGAAATGACCCAGACCCGACGGGAACCCCATCCAGACCAGCTTAGAGCCTCTGCATGGGTGTTTACCGCCACATCCAGCTTGTTACCTTTTACCGCGCCGCCAGTGTCCTGAACGACCCGGAGGCCTACGCCCTCGATATAGACCACTGTGCCGTATGGCAGAACGCTGGTGTCAGCAGCTACGGTCACACCTGGCTGCACCTTTGCACCGCTGGATGTGATGCCGTGCCCCTCGCCACAGATGTGGGCGTATTCTTCGGCGCAATAGGCCGTGCAGCTGAACGCCCCGGCGTATGTAAGGGTCAAATCGGTCTGGGCGTTCAGTTCTGCGGTCAGCTTGTCTACCTCGGTTTGGAGTTGGTCAATGGTTTCATCACGTTCTCCGGCCATGCGCTCCCAGTTGGATGACTTGCTGGCGTAGATATCCCGCTCGATTTCCAACTCGTCCACCCGCCGGGAGTAGGCCGTGCTTGCGAGGATGCAGCCAACCATCGCACACGAAACGCACACGATCAGGCTGCGGAATGGTCTTTTTGACCTCATGCCGTGCCACCTCCAATCTGTGCCGGGGCTGCGCCGCCGGGCAGAGCCGGGGGCTGCAAACTCTCAACCGGGGCATCCTGCACAGCCCGGTCGAAGCCCGGCCGGACGAACTGGCGCAGATCCGCGCTGCTGCGGCTGCTGAAAATCTCCGACAGGTCTGCCGGGGAGCCAGCCCACCGCTGCACCACCATCGGGAGGGCGGCGAAGATTTTCGCGTTTTCCTTTTTGAAATCTTCGCCTTTCAGCTTGCGTCCATCGGGGGCAATGAATCCGCCGTGGGTCTGGTAGTACAGATTTGCCTCGATTTTCCGGGCAGCTGCCGCAGCCTGCGCCCAGAGGTCGTTTGCCGAGGGCTCCACAGTAGCCTGCAACTTTTTTATCTCCGCGTGCCAGTCAACAATGATCTGTTTCGGAAACCGGCACTCTGCAAATGCAGCATATAACGCCTTTTCTACAATTTCGTCAGGAACCATGCCAAATGCCTGAACGCAGGTTTTTATTTCGATTATGCACTCTTCTTTACTGCGGACACGGCCATAGCGATTGTCAACCACCGCCAGCAGTTCTTTCAGTTTTTTGTCTGTCACGTTGAGCCTCCTAAGAGTTCTCTGAAAATTTCATCGTAATCCTCGGCCGTAGAGCGTTTCGGTTGTTGCCCAGCTGAGGGCTTTCGCTGAGCTTCCCACGCTTCAAAGTCACCGGGAGTTTTGATGTTGTTCTTTTTCCATCGCCTTAATATAGATTCAATATAGCTCCACTTATGGGCACCATTCTTTGCGCCCTCGGAGATAGCCAAAAGCATCATTTCTGTGCTGAATAGTTCTCTCCAACGTTGCAAATCAGGAGTCAAGATGTGCGGCCATGTTCCAATATTTGCCTCGTAGGCATCAACTATCTTTCTGAGGTCCGTATCCAGCCTAGGGTCGTTTGCGCGGGTGCCGCCGTCCTTTATAACTAGAATATCTGTTATATTATCTTCTATATTATTAGGTCTAAAATTTGGACTAGGGTGGTCTAAATTTTGGACTACCCCCGGTCTAAAATTTGGACTAGGCGGTCTAATTTTTGGACTACCCCTCGGCGAAGCTAAATAATAGTTGTGTCGCACTCCGTTCAAGACTTCTGTCCGCTTCTGAACCAATCCTCGTTTGATGAGCTTTTCCAGCGTGTTGAACACGGTCTGTTTACTTTCTGCGCCCAACCATTCCTGCATATAGCGGATGCTTCCGGAAAACTCCGTTTCGCCATCCTGCGTAAATCCGTAGATTATTGCGTAGAGGTTCAACTCGTTTCCTTTCAAATCCAGTTCCGTGCGCATCCATCCGGGAATCATGATGTAATTGTCTGGCTTTACCATCCAACCACCTCCTTGTTGCGGTCAGAACGGCAAGTCGTCCGTGTCATCAATCTCAGAAAAGTCATCGGGATTGCCCTGCGAGTAGCCGGACTGCTGCCCGCTGGGGGCACTCTGCTGCCACTGCTGCCGCTGGCTCTGGGTGTTGAAGCCCATCTGCTGTGACTGCTGATTCTGATAGGGCGGCTGCTGGTAGCCCGGCGGCGGTGCCTCACCGCCATCATCCACTCGCTGCTCCGTTTTTGGGCCGCAAAAGTGAATCTTCTGGACCACAAACTCGGTGGCGGTGCGCTTCTGACCGTTCTTGTCTTCGTAGGAGCGGGTCTGGCACTGGCACTCCACAAGAGCCGTGCTGCCCTTGCGGAAATACTGGCAAACGAACTCTGCCGTTTTACGCCATGCCACGAAATTCAGCCAATCGGTAGCCCGACGGCCATCCTGACCGACATTGTCCCGGTCAACGGCCATGCGAAAACTGGCAACCGTCAGGCCGCTCTGTGTGGTCCGCATTTCAGGATCAGCGGCGAAGCGGCCCTGAAATGTGCAATTATTCAGCATCGGTGTCCTCCTGCTTGGTAATCAGCTCCGGATGAACTGCAAACATCAAATCCAGCACAAAGTTACCAATGTCGTAAACGCTGCCGCCTGCACCCTTGTGATAAATGAGGCTGAGTTCGGCCTGCTTCTGGATCAGTTCCTTGTACTCCTCAACCGGGATAGCGATGGTCTGGACGTTCAAATCTTCCATAACTGGTTCCTTTCTTCTCGCATGATGCGGACCACCTTGCGGCACTGGTCCACATCGAACATTCCAATATGCGTAAATTCAATCGGGGTGCCCATCTTCTCGGACAGCCAGCGGTAGGCCTCATTCCGGCGGCCACGGTAGGGACCGTATTTCCAGAGCGGGTCAAATGCTGCATGAGCTGCCTTTTTCCAGTTGCGCAACTCCGAATTTGCCAAGCGGCCAAGGGGTTTGTCGGACCCCTTGTGTACGCCGACATAGGCACCGCAGCGAGGGCAGAGGTAAATCATGCCGAAGCTGTGGCCGTGGTAAACCACCGAACTGTCTACGAAGTCTGCGGGCGTTCCGCAGTAGTCGCAGATGACGATTCGGCCTTTCATCGTGACCATTCCTCCTTGTACCGGGCCAACTGCTCCGGGGTATCCGTCTCGATACCCAGAGCCTTGGCTTCATCAATCGCACCGTCAATCAGGTGTGAAAATTCTTTCGTGTCCATCTTGCTGGTGTCCTTGTAAACCAAGTAGCAGTTGAACCATTTTCCGTCCTCTTCCCGCACATCAAAGCAGCGGGTGTATTTGTAGAGGTCGTGAACATCCACGCTGACCGGAAGTTTGAAGCCCACGGTGCAGCCATCCTTATCTCTCGCAACCGTGCCGTAAGCCACAACCAGCCGCTCTTTCACAAGGTCGTCCGATTCGCCAGTTTCGGCGGCGATCTTGTTGACCAGAACATGAAAGTAGGCGTTTGCACTGTGGCTACGCTTGTTGCGGTGCTTCTTGATTTCAATGTCCAGCAGCGGCTCCTGATTCAGCTTGTCCCACAGACTTCGGAAATCAGAATCAACTTCCAGCGTGATACGCTGCTTGCGGTTCAGGCTGAAACTCATATCCACCAGCCGCCCGGTCATAAGGCTTTCCAGTGCTCCTTGAACACGTTCATCAGACCGAAAGCATCCAGCCAGTCGAAGAAATCCGAAATGATGGGGCAAATATCCGGCGTTTCATCCCTGCGGTAGCACTCCGTCCAAACGTCCATGCCGTTGCTAACAAGGTAGGAAAACGTCTGCGCTTCCGGGATGAGCAGCATATAGGTTGGGTGCTGGGTGCTGGAATAGAACTTTCCACGCTCGTAGCCCTTGCTGAATTTGATGTCGTAGATGGTGCCAGCTTTCAGAGCATCGAGGCGGCCATACAGAACCACATCCATGCCCCGCACCCGAATCGTCCGACGGGCTTTGAACTGTAGCTGCCCGCCCTTGATGATGGCGGCAATCTGCCCAGCAGCCCAGTTCCACGGATTGTTGGGGTCATCGTGGCCATTGACAATGGCGGTCACGAGGTTCTCAAAGTCGATGCCGTTCTGCATTGCCTCCGTCCGGGGCGTAGGCTCTCGGCGCAGTACCAGCATGAACTCCGCCAGCGGGTCGCCCTCGGTGGTCAAATCCTCGTAAGGATTCTCCCGAATGAGATGCAGCCACGAGGACAGCAGCGAGTGAGTGACGAGGTATGCAGCCATTACTGTGCCTCCTCTGCGGGCTTGTACTGGGCGGAATTCGGGTCGAACGTCAGGCCGAGGGCTGCGATTTTGGCTTTCCACTGGGCGTTCAGTTCCCGGCTGGAAGTCAGGTGATGGTGCAGAGCCTTGAACGGCTGCATGGCGGCGTTGGCGGTATCTGCATCCTTGATGCCGGCAATAATCTTGCTGCCATCCCGCATGACCTGTTCGTATGCCTCGTTTTCCTTGGCGTTTGCAGCCACTTCCTCAGCGGCCTTGCTGTTATATTCCTCGAACAGCTTGGTCAGGAAGTCATTCTGACTGCCTGGGCCAAGGGCGGGAATCTTATAAACGCCGTGGATGCCGCGGGTGCCCTTGGCGAAATACCGCTCACAGTTGGAGAAGCCGATGGTGCGGTCGTTGCCGTACATCTCCACGAAACCGCCCAGATCCATAGGCTCCCAGACGTTGTTCTTGGTCTGGCCTTCGACCTTGATGCGGAGGCGGGTGTTGTCGCCGTCCTTTTCCTCGGTGGCATGGAATACGACCACGATGTTCTTCTTCAGCTCATAGAAGCAGTAGTCCATCAGCCGGACGAACTCACGGCCTACGAAACCGTAACCTTTGAGGGACAGGCTGCCATCGCGCTGGCCGTACTTGGGATTCTGCTTGATAGCCCACAGACCCATCAGGGAAATCAGCTTACCGGCGGTATCGAATACTAGCGTCTCGAAGTCGTTGAGGTTCTCCGGCTTCAGGTCGTTCAGGATCTCGTCATAGCTGCGGGGCTGGATGTACGGCATACGGTAGCGAGGCTCGATACGGTCAATGCCGAAATCGCAGTCGATGTGCAGCGGGCGGGGGGCGGACAGGGCCAGCGTGGACTTGCCGATGCCGGGGTAGCCAGCAATGAGCATCCGAATCTTCTTTGCGCCGTCCTGAATGTCGTTGGGATTGCGAATCATAATGTTTACTCCTTTTCAGTTTGCGGGTTTACTTGCGGAACATGACGTACTTGCCGGTGGTGCGGTTGACCAGCTCCATGAAGTCGGGAGCATCCCGGACGCAGAGATACAGGCGGAAATCCCATCCCTGTGCAGAGAGAGCTTCTTTCTGGCGGCGGGTCAGCTTTTTACCTCTTACTTTCAAAAAATCACCTCCTCGGTCTTGTTGACAGCGATGTTCAGTGTGATGGTTTCCCGGCAGCGGCGGCCGAAGTTGCCATCCGAGCCGAACATCTCGGTTTTCTCGAACTCCTTTGCGCTGTACACGCTGGCACAGTTGAGAACATTGGGAATGCGGTCAGGGTGGACTGCCCGGAACGCCTGACACGCCATGTGGTAGTTTGGTGCCCAGACCACCGTCCATCCTCCGCAGTACGGCTGAACATCATCGGAGCCGTAGGTGAAGTAGAATTTTTCCAGATCCATCACTCGGCCTCGCTTTCATCCTTGATGCTGATGCCGAGTGCAAAGAGCATAAGTATCAGGCCTGTTTCATCATCTTCGGTCAGGCTCACAAAGTCGCGTTCTCCAGCCACGAAGCCCTCGCGGAGAATCACAGCGTTGCCCGCGATAGGCTGACCGTGTTCCGGCGTACCGTAGATGACGCTGGCAATGTTATTGATGGCAGAGCCTTTCAATCGCCCCTCGTCATCGACCACCATGCACAGCCCTTCCGGAAGATACTTGGGATGAACCACCTCGATGTAGCCGCCGACTTCTTTCTGGAGGCTGTCCAGCAGCGGTTCGCCGAAGTCCTTGAACTGCATCCGATTCTCGGTGTCAAACACCAGACCTTTCATAAAAATCACTCATTTCTGTTTGTAGGCAAAATCAAGCATAAATGAATTTCTTCGCATTGCAGTTGCTTTTCTTCGCCTTTGCTTAGCTGGTCATATCAATTCGCTGCCTTTGCCGCTCTCAGCGTGTCGAAGCCGCTCCTTGCCATTGCGTTGCGGAACACCGCAAGGCTCCACTTTGCCATCGCTTATCGCCTCGATGCGGAACTATGCCATTGCGTTTCATTTCATGGCGTTACAGAGCTCTGCCCTTGCCGCGCCTTTCCTCTCTAGGCAATGCCCTCGCTTTACTCTGGTACGCTACGTTTTGCCTAGCCCTTGCAAGGCTCATCGCATCCATACGAAGCAATGCCGTTGCTCTTCTACTCGAAACGGTGCTATGCAGTTGCAGCACAAGTCATGTCGATGCTCTGCCGCTGCAAGGCGTTATGGCTCGTAGCTAAACAGTGCCATCGCCTTACTCGGTGATTTCATAGGAGAAACGGCCTTTGCCAGAGTTACGCCACTGGCCGATGCCACGAAGCTGACCATATTCCAGCCATTCCAGCACAGCCTTTTCGTGGGCATCGTCCATGCAAAGAACCTCAAATTCGCATGTGCTACCTGCCGGAATTTCTTCACTGTTGGCAAGGCTCACACGCTCGCCCTGTGCAGTTTGGGCACGGAGAGGACGCTGGCACTCTCCGATGTTTCCGGTAAAATGGATAGGAATCATCCGAGGCTGAACGAAAATCAGGCCATCAATGACCTTTTTGTAGGCGGTAATCTTGCCAGATTCATTTACGGCCTTTTTCTTGCCAGCCTCGGTCTTGCCACCGATTCTGGAGAGCATACCGCAAGAATCCTTGAAGAATCCCTTGACCTGATAGTCGTACAGAACAGGCTCTCCGTTCTCGTTGCGAGGAAAGACAGTCATGCCTTTGTCGGCTACGGCATCTGCGCCCAGCGCAGCCACTTCATCCTCAACGGTTGCGGCATCAGGTGACTTGCTGGCGATGAACTCGCGGGCGATGTTCTGGTTGCTGGGCCATGTACCAAGCACAGGTTCGACAAACGTGAGTTTGACTTTGATTTTTTTCATGCGATTACTCCTTTTCCGGGAAGCATTCGTTGACTTCCCATGCGTCTGCGGCCTCTAAGCAGTGGTCGCAGCCTACGACTGTTCCATCTTCAGCGCGATAGATGGTATCGCACCGCTGGTGGCAGATGGGGCACACAGGAGGGGCAGGGTAGCCAGCCTCCGCATCAGTCCTCGGATACAGCATCCAGCACCTCCCGGAGCGTCCGACCCATCCAGCGGCCTACGCCGTCCAATGTGCCGTTGTTGTCCAGCCAGACGAACACAGCTGCAATAGCGGCAGTCAAAACGAACTGCGCCGCCGGGAGCCGGGCTGCTGCCTGTTCAGCGGTGAGGCCGTACACGGTCATCAGGATCTGGGTCATTTCAAGCACTTCCTTTCCTTGCGGGCGGCCATCTGCGCCTCCAGCTTCTTGCGGTTTTCAGGATTTGCGATGAACGCTTTGAATCCTGCCAACGTCACACGGCCAAAGTTCTCTCCGACTTCCGGGGGAATCTCAGCCGTGTTGATGTGAATTGTGGTGTCCATGTTACCTCCAGTAAGTCGAAAAGTAGACAACTAGTCTACTTACAGAGCAAAAAAAATTGGCTCCTTTTCCTCAACGGTGATGTGAAGCAAATCGCACAGTCCTTTGATTTCAGGGGCGGTAAACTCCGTTTTATTGCGCATCTTGTTGAGAAATCCCTGATAAGACAGCCCGATATAGGCAGCAATATACTTCATCTTGTAGCCGGAGGCATCAATCTTTGCTTTGAGCAAAGTGGTATTGGTCATAGTAGTTCACCTCGCTTTCCATTCGGCGTAGACTGGTTGTCTACTGGGCGTATATTACCACCTCGTAGACCGATTGTCAACTATTTTTTCTAAAAAATCAAAAAAATGTTGACCTCGTGTCTACGTCGTATTATAATGGCATCAGATGATTCAAGAGGGAGAAAAAATTATGACAATCGGTCAGAGAATCAAAGTTCGCAGAGAAGAACTCGGTATGTCGCAGGAAGAGCTTTCCAAGAAAGCTGGGTACAAATCCAAATCTTCCATCAACAAGATTGAGCTCGGTCTACGTGTACTGACGCAGTCCAAAATCAAGGCGATTGCTGATGCTCTGGACACAACACCATCCTATGTCATGGGATGGGATGAGGAACTCGCAGAGAGCAAGAACGAGTGGGCATCCAAGTTCAGAGATAGCGTGATGCAGATCTTGAACAATGCGGACCCGGACGATCTGAACGCTGCCGGCATCAGTGCAGCCGAAATTGAAAAAGAGTTGAGCGGCAGCGAGCCGATCTCGCTCTCGACAGCTTGCTCCATTGCGGACCAGTTGGGTGAATCGCTGGATTCCCTGCTCGGTCACACTCCGAAAGAAATAATAAAAGCCGCCCTCCAACAGGAGGACGGCCAAACGGCAGAAATTATTGAGTTGCTTCTTGATTTGCCGACCAATCGGCAGCAGGAGGCGTTGCGCTATCTGCGTTTTCTTTCAGAGAGCGCAGATAAGTAATCAGCCGAGCCTTATCCGAGTCCGACAGCATTTTGACCCTGATAAGCACCTCTGACCATTCGTCTGTGGTCATACCGCATTACTCCTTTCTCAAAATTACTGTCGGCAGTTTATCTGATTATACCAGAAGCAAAGACATTTTTCAGCAGTTTGTAAAATAACACCAGAATACGAGGAATAATCATAATTCCGACTGCAACTGATAGCGTCCAAGGTGGAAATATAACGGAACATCTCGTTCTTGTGTCAGTTGCCATTAGTGTGATTTGTGTTGTGGGAGAATCGGAGTTTCGTATGGAAGTACAAGAGATTGCATCTCGAATAAAGGAAATGAAAACAGTTTGCTTGTCCGGCACACCTGCCATGATGCGCAGCAGAACCGACTTTATTGATATGTTGACCGGATTCGGCATATCTGCCAGCATCAGCATATCGAAGAGAACTGGCGTGCTGATTGTTTGCGAACAGCCAAATGAAAGAAAGCTACGTCAAGCGGAGATAGTTGGCGTTCCCATTCTGAACGAAAGCCAGTGGTTTGAATTGATTCCTGAACTTGAAGCGCAGGGAATGTGGACTGGCAAAACCGTCTGCGCTGACGAAAACGGAATTTATAGGGTAGTCGTGGATGGTGATGGTTGATGGCCAGAAAAAAGAATACTGCCGCTGGTCTGGATGCCGTCATATATGCCCGGTATTCGTCCCATAATCAGAGAGAGGTCAGCATAGAGCAGCAGGTCAGCGAGTGCATGAAACACGCCGCCGATCTGGGGCTGCACATCATCGGCACATACGAAGACCGGGCCATCAGCGGCAAGACCGACAAGCGGCCCAGATTCCAGATGATGATGAGGGATGCCGAAAAAGGCAAGTTTCAGGCGGTCGTGGCGTGGAAGTCAAACCGCATGGGCCGGAATATGTTGCAGGCGATGGTCAACGAGGCCAAGCTGGAAGATCACGGCGTAAAAGTGTTCTATGCTGAGGAGGATTTTGACGATACGGCCGCCGGGCGTTTTGCACTGCGGAACATGATGAACGTCAACCAGTTTTACAGCGAGAACATGGCAGAGGATATCAGCCGCGGTCTGTACGACAACGCCAGCAAGTGCATGGCGAACGGTAAGCAGCCACTTGGCTATAAGCGTGGCGAAGATGGGCGGGTCGTGCTGGATGAAGCGAATGCCGTTGTCGTCAGGGAGATTTACGCCCGTGTTGCGGCCGGAGAACTGTTCGTGGACATTGCGCGAGATCTCAATGCAAGAGGAGTCAAGACCAACACAGGCGGCGTTTGGAACAAGGGCAGCTTTCGTTCCATCTGCGAGAACGAGCGGTACAAGGGCATCTACATTTACGGCGACGTTCGAGTGGTTGACGGAATCCCTCGCATTGTGAGTGACGATTTGTGGTACAAGGTGCAGGAGGCCATGAAGATGAAAAAGAACCCTGTTGGAGCCCGGCATCGGACCGGGGCAGAGGATTACTTGCTGACTGGGAAACTCCGCTGCGGTCACTGCGGCAGCTATATGACCGGGATATCCGGCACCAGCAGGAACGGAGAATTGCACTACTACTACACCTGCCAGAAGCGGCGCGCGGAACACGCTTGCGACAAAAAAGCCGTGCGCCGGGATGTCATCGAGCCAGCCATCGCACAGGCCATCAAGATGTACTGCCTGACCGACGAGGTCATCGAGTGGGTGGCCGATCGGACGGTCGAATACTGGGAACGGCACGACAACAACCTCCACATTGAGGCCTTGGAGCAGCAGCTGGATGAAAACAAAAAAGCCACCTCGAATATGCTGAAAGCCATCGAGATGGGAATTATCACGGATGCCACACGCAGCCGGATGATTGAATTGGAAACCGAGCAGTCGAAGCTGACGGTCCAGCTGAACGCCGCCAAAGAGGATGTCGTGAAAGTTGACAGAGACGAGATTGCATCCTACCTTGAACTGTTGCGGCAGGGCGATGTGAACAACCGTGACTTCCAGATGGAACTGTTCAAGAACTTCCTCGTGGCTGCTTATCTGTACGATGACAACCGCCTGAAGTTGGTGTTCTCCTTTGCTGGAAAAGAAAGCAGCGTGGAGATCCCTCTGGAAACCGGGGAAGATCCGCCGGATGACGCTTCCTCCGAAAATGCTAAAATGTTCGTTTTGACTCCGCAATGCTCCACCAGAACCAAAGCACCACACGGAAACGTGTGGTGCTTTTTTGTTGCTGCCAAACGAGTGAGGGTTTAGCTCACCCAGGAGAGTGCCGTGCATGGACTGCAAGAGGGTCACCGTGATCAGAATCGGCCCGGTAATCTCC